CATACAACATCGTTTCCTGAAGTATTGAATAAAATATTAACTGCTGGTCGAGACATGATGAACCTCCTTTTTATTGAGCACCTTGATATGCTACATCCATGCTTGCTGAAATATTACCTATTGCACAAGTTACTTTTATTGTTTGAGTAGGTGTTCCTAATGCTGTGGAGAAGTAATGTCCTTCTGGCACAACTCTTATAGGTTGATTTGTAGCTTTTGCTTGAGCATAACTTTTATCTGGACGACCACTTTGAATAAAACCAGTGCCTTGCACAACTAATGTAGTGCTTCCTAATACTACATTGTCCGCTGATCTTACAATATTATACGGACCAAAAGCTTGCGGGGTATAATACCAAGCTTCGTAAGCAGTATTTCCAGAACCAGAAACAGGTCTAGCTGAAAAAGCAACTGCACCAGGACCAGAAAGAACATAAGTTTCTGCTGCAGGGGGAGTAGGATCTGGATCTGGTGTAGGAGTGGGAGTAGGAACAGGGTCTGAAATAGAAACCTGTACAGACTGCATTAATCCTGCTTCAGTATCAACATCAACTGAGGTATCTACTCTGGAAACTCCAACTTCTGTGCCTGCTAAATAATTAATGGCTGAACCTGCTCGATAATAATCAACAAGTAATTCTGTTCCGGTAAGAACATAAATAGTTAAATCTATTGTTCTTCCATAAAAAGAACTGTAAAGATTATTACCTGTTTTGTCTCCATTAACATCTATTAGCCAAACACCAGAAACACTCGTAATGGTTGATCCTAAAATGCATTGAGTTTGTCCCGATATATCATTGACTGCATTCGTTTTTTCTCCAGAAATCAAAATAGTTTCTGTCTGCATGACACTCCAAGATAAAGTACCCTTCCCAGAAACTTCTGTCATTCTTACTAATCCTGTAACAGGGTATCCACTGTTTTCTAAATAAGCTGTTATTTTAGAAGAACTTTCTCCTTTCACAATACTAGACGGATCAACTGTTACTGATAAAGATGTTGTACATTTACAAGAATTATCCACATATAACAATTTAGTACCGTCTTTTCCAGATAAAGAACCAATGACACTCACATCACCATAAAGAACATCTGCATCAGGATCCTCATAAGATTCCGCAGAATACACTACGGTATTTTTAACCATCCCCTTTGCATAATAAGAAACAAAAACCATTTGATCACAAAAATCAAATACTTCCTCTGTCAAGTATATGTTTTTACCATCTATGACATAACCATCAGCAGGAGCAAAATTCTTCGTTCTTTCTTTATCAGCATAAGCCCAAATACCTACAACTGAATCAACAACAAAGTTTGTTTCCAATAAAGAAACACCACTTGCTCTTTTACGTTCATTTGAGATAAGAAGGGTTGCTGTATTTTGAGAAGCTTCTTTAGTCATGTTTCCTGGATAGCCAGGATATTTGTACCATATATCTTTTGGAATAGATGGATCAAAAGACCACTTCACAACAACATCATTGATAGGATCACTATTACCATCAACAGCTTGCCCATACAATTCAATGTAATGAGAAATATCTGATCCAATACATTCACCATCCGTTGTTATTTCCATACTATTTTGGGAAACTGTTTCTGACGGAATGATCTTGATTCTGTTTCCAAACTCAGGCCATTGCGGTTCATCATTGAAACTCTGTATCACAGAATCGGTAAGATTATAATCAGAGGTAGTAGGTTCTCTGACCAACCTTTTGATACAAACATTTCCTGATCTGTCGGCAGTAATAAAACCTTCTGCACCAACAATGAGTTCCGTTAAGCTTTTCAAAACTTCTATTGGATAAAGATTATCAGCCTCAAAATTATCCGCATAAATTGCAAAATCTGATATATCACATTTAGTGGAATCCCATACAAGACCGACAGATTCTATGATTTCCTCACAAATCGCAAAGAAAGAAGTGTCAGCATCCCAAAGTTTTGTAAGCTTTAAAGCAAAAGGTTCACCAAGAATTGCGGTAGACTGTCTTCCCCAAATACCAGTTCGTGTATCATTCACACCTACTCTGAATGTTGGTCGTTCAATGAAAAACAATCCTTGACTTACCCAAGAATAATCATATTCATCAAGATCATATTCATCGGTAATCCTTGTGAATACTTCTACTCTTGGTTCTTCTGGAATAATTGAAAAATCAAATGTATCAAAAAGATCCTCATCCGCTAATTCAAAAGATAATTCCCGACAGTAAGCATCTAAACTTGATTGTATGGTAAAAGAAACCACCTTATCAGTTATATCCACATCATCAAGAAGAAATTTCCAACCATACTGTTCAGACATTTTCATGATCCTTGACAACTAGATTTATTGCATAGTCAAACATTGGTGCATTGTAAAAAGAGGATATGAGATTTCTACGATAAGCGAACCCGTCAGGTCTTGAGAACTCAACAAGCCAACAGTCATAACCGTCGGTAAAGTAATGCTCCGTCGAAACCATTTCATAAAGTGATAAAAGACTCGCAACTGTACTTTCTTTCATGGCAGCTTCGTCGGAAATCCGTATTCGTTGATCTTGAATTTGTGATCCGAAATCTTGAATAACTACTCCACCAAGAGTAGCTATCACAGAACCTCTAATAGTTGTTCCTGCATAAGGATCATAATTCCCTTTGGCTATAGGATCTGTATCAAAAACTACTTGATACACATGAGGAGTAGTTGAAGATTGAGGATCTAATGACGGTCCTAACTCGGTGCTAAATATGACAAATTTAGACATGGTATTTTCCTTATGACCGACTTAACTTCATTTTGGATAATTCTCGTTCAAACATCTTGATCGTTGAACGCATTGTATTTGGATTACCAACTACTTGCAAGGGTAATTTTGCTGATCCTGCTTGCAAATTAATGGTAAATATTTCATGACTTGTTTTTCCTACAGAACCACCACCTGCAAAAGCAGGAATTGCTGACATGTTGAATGTGGGCATGGAAAAACTTTTAAGACCGTTTATAAAATTAAAAAATCCTTCTCCTAAACTTCTAACAATAGGAGCTTGAATAACAAACTCTCCTGGAGTAAGCATTGCAGGAACAGTGTCTCCTGAACCCGTTCCTGGTACAGATCCTCCTTCTGCTAAATAAGCAGAACCTACCCCAAAATCTCCACCTTCTGAATAACCAGATCCATAATCATTAGTAACTTCTGAAGGAACACTTCCTGAAGTTACATACTTTGTTGTAATTGTATAGACTGGTTCCATTTTATTAATGGAGATAGTCAAAGCATTCAGGGCATTCATTATAGAATTGGAAAGAGCTTCTACATTGGAAATAATAGAAAACAAAGGTTTCAATTCCATATTAATCCAAGTGACTAAACTATTCAACATAGTTTTAACAGTCTCAATGGCTATTGATAATTTTTCATTAGTTCCACCTACTGTTCCCATAAAAGAAATAACAATTTTAATAGGATCACTCACTATATCCTCTGAAAATTTTGTGAGTTTTCTTTTAATTTCTTCAATTTTTTGGGAAAGAGTTCCTTCTTCTGAAGCAGTAGCTTTGAAATCAAGTAATACTTTAAAATCACCTGCCAAAGACTTTTTAACCAAATCTTTACCAAAATCAACTACAGCAGCCACAGCTTTCACAATACCGGATTCATCAACTTTTACTTCTACCTTAAGTTTTTCAGAAGTCCCAAATATTTTTTGAGCTAATGCATCAATGGCTGCTAAAGCCTTTGCATTATCTACTTGTATTTCAACAGCTTTTGATAACAAATCAGAAACTTCTTTGTAGGATGCTATCACAGTATTAGCCGCAGTTTGGGCTTGTTTAGTTGCTTCAATTTCTGCCGTTTTTGTGGTATTAAAATTAGCAATTGTTTGATCCCTTAAATTGTTAAAAGCTCCTTCTAAAATGGCAATGTTAGCTAACCGCAATCTTTTTGTGTCTTCATCATCTCGGGTTACTTTACCAGAACTAAGTTGAGTGTTGTCCACAAGAGAATTATTTAAAGATTTTGCTTGATTAAAATAATCCTCCGCCATTTTTATTTTTGCATCTTTTTCTTTAGCACTAATATTTATTCTGGAATCACTTAAAGCCTGCTCCCCTAAAGAAACAAGTTTAGCAAATTGTAAAATATCATCCTTTGCTTTCTCCTGGGAAGTCATTGTTAATTGTGAAGCTTTTCGTTTATCCTCCTCTAAACTAGCTGTTACAGAAGATGCTTTAGCTAAAGCAGCCACAATGTCTTCTTCTGCTTTTAATGCCGCGGTTTTATGACGTTCAACTTCAGCCAACTTGCTGGTAATCATTGTTTTGTAATGACCGAGTTGAGTGGTATAGATAGCAACTGTTTTATCCGCAAGAGATTGTTCCACAATCAGCAATCGAGAAGCTGTATCATTGGCAGAATCTTCTTTTAAAGATGTTTGTTTACTTAAAAAAGTTTTTTGGCGTTCATAAGAGTCTGAAGCCGCTTTTACACCGTCTGCGGCTTCTTTATCCACTAAAGCTTTCTGTCTATCCACATAACTTAATTCTATCTCACTTTTCCTATTTACAAATTTTTCTTGTCCTAATAACCTAACATCCAAAGAAGCTATTTCCATTTGCTCTGATAATTTTAAATTATTTATTTGGTTTTCTGCGGATGTTTTTATTGCTTTTTCTTCATTGGTATAATAAGCATTTAAAAGTTTAAGCATTTCATCAACTTGCTTTGTTCTCAAAGTTACTAATTTGTCTAAAATATCCACTTGAATTTTAGCAACCGCTTCAGTCCGAATAATTTCAGCGTCCGCAGTTTTACCAGCCTTAATAAATTTCTTCTCTTCCAATTCAATTAACTTCTGGGCATGAATGGCCGCATTCTCCACAACTTTCAAACCGGCAGCATCTTGTTGTTGGTAGTAAGTAATCCATTCCTCACCAAGCGTTTCAATGTTTTTCTTATAACTCTTTGCCATCTCATCACTATAATCTGCCCGTTGTTTTAGCATGGCTTGATATTCCAAATTCATGGCTATCAAAGCATTTACTCGTTCTCGGGCTAAATCACTGGGAAGGGTAGCTAATATAGATTTTTGAATCTCTGGACTTGCTGTAGTGAGATAACTTGCCAATCTTTCATAACTAGAAAATACCTTAGAATTTGCACTAACTATACCATCAGTAAGCATAGTTACGGCATCTCTAGTGCCCATAGCACCATCAACAATAAGAGCAAAAACTAATTTGACATTCATCCACCATTCTTCAGAGCTGACATTGGCATTCATTACATCAAGTATGGCTACTTTTAAAGCTTGCCAAACAGTGACATTACTATCCAAAGCATCTTGGTAAATTTTTGCTACTTTAGCCCCCTCTTGCATGGATTCAACTATTTTTATTGTAGTTTTTTCTATAGATTGTTTGGTATACCATTCATACTGCAAAGATAAATATCTTACAGCATCCGCTTGTTCTTTAATAGAAACTGTGCTTTTAAACAATTGAGCATTTAATTCCGGATAAGCTGCTCTAATTTTCTGAAGAAGTGTTAGGTTTTGCAAAGAAACATCATTTCCTTCTGCTTGAGATTTTCCCAAAGACTCTAACTCATTTGCATATCCTTTTAATACTTCCGCAGATTCTTGGTATTTTAAAGTTTGTTTTTCCAACAAAATTATTTCTTTTTCTTTAGCATTACTACTACTTACCAAATAAAGAATCAAAGAGGATAAGGTCATTAACCAAAATGTTGAAGAAGCTAATACTCCTTTTATAGCTGTTCCCAAAAGACCTAAAGAAGCCACCAACATTTGATTAACAACAATCCAAGCCCTTGATTGGGCAATTACCGCTGTTTTAGCAATCACAAGTAACCATAAATTAGAAACTAAAACAGCAATGGGAGTTGCTGCCATTTGAATAATAGCCCATAAAAAACTAAAGGCTGTTGATAGACCAGCAATAACCACATTTACTATTTGAAATTGAGAAGCTAAAGCAACAAAAGTGGTTTTCAAATTACTTGCATAAATAATTAAGGATTCAAAAGCAACTGCGGCTAAAATTTGCGCCTGTATTATTAAAACACTGAAAGACACACCTAAATTAACCACATAAGTCTTTAAATTGTTGACGTAAGGAAGAAGAACAGCAAAAGTATTGGACAACTGATATAAAGTTCCTTGAACAGCCGTAATGATAGTTTGCCAAATACCCATACTATTCATCATGGAAACAATTGCCATTCTACTGGTATTTAACCAATTTGACAAAGCCAATGACAATAGAGTTCTTAAGGTTATTATCAAAATACCAACAGACACTTTGACAATTCCCAAAACAGCTAAAAATTTAACAAAGGAATTGTCTATTAAAATGGTAAACCAATCTACCAAAGTAGTAAGTCCTGATATAACACTTTTTAAAACATCTGTAATCCCACCCGATGTCATTTGAATAAACATGTTTTCAAAACGATTAGACAAAATGGCTAACTTTACTGCCAACCCTTCTGTCTGTATAGAAGCCATTTTATTAGCAGCTCCTAACTCACCTAAATATCCTACTAAAACATTCATATTTAAACCAAGATTAGAAATAACTAATGCTTGATTTCCTGCTCTTTCTCCGAAGAATTTCAAAGCGTTACCAGCATCACCTTGAATAATTTTAGACATATTTTCAGCAACTTGTCCGAGACTTTTTGTTTTAAAATTAAAATCTTCTGCGGATAATCCGGCTTCATCCATAGCCATTTTAAGTTTCATTGTAGGATTTTCAAGTCGGGAAAGAATTTGCCTCATTCCTGTACCAACAGTTGACATCCTAATACCAGCATTGGCTAAAGCCATGGTGGAAGCAAGGGCTCCTTGCAAAGACATACCAGTAGCTTGAGCCACTGGACCTAAGTAATTGAAAGCAACTCTCAATCCTTGAATATCTGTTTTTGATTTATTAGCAGCTACAGCCAACATATCCGCTACATTTGCAGCCTGTCTTCCTTCTATATGAAAAACTCTTAACACTGTAGTCAGTAAATCCGCAGACATAGACATATCGGATAAGGTACCCTGTGCTAATTTAGCAGCAGCACCAATAACTTGCAAAGTTTCTCCAGCAGTAAAACCAGCTTGTGCTATAAAAATAGCTCCTTTCGATATTTCCGTAGCACTGTATTTTGTGTTATTGGAAAGCTTAATCATCTCATCACCAAGCAAAGCTATTTCTGCATCAGTGCCTCCTGCAATAGCTTTTACATTTTTCAAAGCTTGGTCAAATTGTTTTACACCAGCAATGGCTCCCGTGATCATTTGTGTTAAACCACCGATGATCATGGCAGCAGGAATCCAAGCAGCTAAACTTTTAATGGCTACAGCAAGACTCGTAAAATAACCTACAGCCATATTTGCTGCGGCACCACCTCCCATAATACCTGATGCAAAATTCTTAAAAGAATCTGTGGAAGTTTTTACCGCTTGTGTTTTAGTTTCAACTGCTTTTGTAAATTCTTTTATGGATGTAGTAGCTTGACCAGCAGTAATGGTGCCAGAAGCTATGGCTGATTGTAATCGGGAAACTTCTGCTGTAGCAGCCACATTAGATGTTGGAATCTTTTTTATAGTTTCATTCCATTTGTTTGTTTCAGCGGTATACTTAATTAAATCCTGATTCATTCGCTGAAAAGTATCACCTAATACTGTAGCTTCTACACCTCCTGATTTTAAATTAGAAATTAATCCCCGAGCAATTGCACCATTATAAGTATTTGTAGTGGACAACAATTCCCTAAACTTAGAATTAAGTTTAGTGGAAGCATCTTCTAAACTAGAAGTGGCCCTTATGGAACTTTGATATTCAGAACTTACTCCTTGCATTAATATTCTTGTTTCAGCCAAAGACTTATTTCCAGAAACAAAGGAGTCATATAATTTAGTAGCTCTTGTTCCATATTCATCAGTCCTTGACATCAAAGAACCGAAAGAAGCATTTAAACGAGCTTGTCCTTCTACTAAAGTTGATGAAGCTTTATCCGCAGCTATTATGTTATTGGAATGAGTCTTCATTATCCGGGAAGCTGCTTCAAAACTCACATTCCCTTTCATGACTTGATTAGCTAAAAATTCTACGGATGAAGCACTTGCTGCGGAATTTATTCCTAATTTTCTAACAGCTTCTCCTGCAATAGCATTCACATCAGCATGAGCTTTAGCCCTATCTGCCGAAGTTGCTAAAGCTTGTTTGTACTCATCAATGGTTCCTATACCAGAACCTAATTGCTGATGTACTTCTTTTATGGTATTAGTAGTAAGTCTAACAGCATCTCCTGTTTTTTGGAAAGCTGCTTCAGCAACTTGGATAGATTGCCTTGTAGAATTAAAGGATTTACCTGCTTCTAAAATAGTACCATTAGCATTAGCTAATTCTCCTCTTAAAAACTTAGCAGCTACGGCACTTTCATTTACACCTTTTCTCCAAGCATCCCCACTACCGCTAGTCATAGCGTTCATAGCTATTTGTGTGGCTGTGATTGCTTTTTCTGCCGCTATTGTATGGGTATTAGCCACTATTTGTGCTTTTTGATTTTCTGCAAGAGCTGTTTTAAATTCCCCCATTGTATTAATGGTAGAACCTATAGCTCCTTTATATTTATTTACATTATCTGTACCAAATTGTCTTTCTAAAGCCGCAAAAGCACTTGAAGTTTGATTTGCTGTTTTTCCTGCTTGGGTAATGATTTCCCCAGATTTATATAGCTCTTTGCTTAAAGAAGCATGAGCCATATTTACTCTATCAGCAGAAGTTGCCCAATTTCCCATGGAACTTCTAGATTCTAATAAAGCTTTCTCATTCTTAACTAAGGCATTTGCTAAATTATTAAAACCAATTGCAGTCTGATTTGGTTCCATTGCTAAAGCAGCAAGGGCTTTTTTATAGTTAGAGGCTTCTCCTGTAGTAGCAGACATCCTCTTTTGCAAAGCATCATAAACAGGCAATGACATATTAGAAGCAGCAATTTGTCTTGCCGTTTCTCTGGTGACATTTGCCATTTCTTCCTGAACTTGTTTTGAACTTCTGCCATGTTTTTCTAAAGCAGTGGACGACTTACTTGTAGCAGCCGTAAGGTTATCAACTGCTTTGGCTGTACTAGCAGAAGCGGCAGCATGATCTTCTGCCGATTTTTTAGCTGTAGTAGCAGCCGTAGCAGCTTCTTTATTAGCCTTTTCTGTAGCTTTTGCCAAACCAGCCATTGCTTTTTCACCAGTTTTTCCAAAAGCTTCTAACTGGGAAGCAAATGCTTTTAGTTGGTTTTGAATAGCTGTAAGTTGAGCCTCAAACCCCGCAATGGTGGCTGTAAAAATTACACCTAACCCTAATTCTTTGGATCCACCAGTAGTCCCGTCAGCCATTTTATTTTTCCTTTGACCACTTTTCAAACTTCTTCATCATTTTATCTGATAACTCCTTTTTCTCCTCCTCACTCATATTCGCATATTCAGCAGGATCACCAAATAGCAGATTGCTTTTCCTATCTACAGATTCATACTCTTTATCTTCAAGATCCTTTGGATCGGCTCCATGTAAGATAGCCGAAAATTTCATATCTTTAATTTTATCTTTTGTGGCATATTCATACAAATACATCAATTGAGTAAGGGCTATTCCTCCTTGGTTGTAACTAAGCCTGTAGATGTTTTCGAGCCTGTATTGAGGGTAGTATCGGAGGAATCCTGCAACGACTTCCTCGAACCGAACAAGCTCTTGCCCCGTTCGAGTAGGCTCTTCCCTTTTTTTAACATTGGCTCGTAATCTACAACCCAAATAGATTCAACTACATTAGCAAATTGTGTATTGGTTAATTGAGATATGACAGCTTTTGCCTCTTTTTCAGAAATGTCCGCAACTATTGTCAAAACTTGACCAAGATTTTTTTCTAAAGCTTCTATAACAACCGTCATAAAAGCAAAATCACCGGTCTTTCCTTCTTGCTGACCCCTGACTAAATCTTGAACAACTTTTGTAACAATATCAGTGACTTTGAATTGGTCCCCTACAGAAAGAGGGTACAAGGTAAGAGTTTTTAATTCCTTTTTTCCGTATGTAATATCTCTAATATCCGGATTGAGTAACTTCTCTGTGTTTTCCATAATATATCTCCTTTGAGAGATTTCTCTCCGCAGTCTCAATTGACTGCGGAGAGAATGTAAATCGTTAAACAATTACACCATGTCAACTCCCGTAAGGAAGGTAATGGTACCAAGAGGCATATCGTCCCAAGCAGCATTTCCACCTGAGATAATACCAGAGTCCGCCCTCTTTGACTCAAACGTGATAGGAACGGTTGCTGCATCTTCTGCCTTAAGATCAATCTCCATTGAGCTTACAACATTTGCCCTCGGGAAAATAATGACCATCTGACGAAGATTATCAGGGAACGTATAAACCGCTTCCATACGGACAAACTCAGGAGCAACTAAACCACCGAGTGCAATGTTCGTATCGGCATATTCATCGGAAGGATCAATTCCCCGGGCTAACTGCAAGTTAGCCATTGAAAGCTCTTTAAATGCACATTCAAGAGCAGCCGATTCCCTGATGGGAAGGGTCATATCTTCAAGAAGCGGGAAACCTGATTCCAACTTCCAGAAGTCTGTTTTCCCCACAAACTTCGTACTGGCAAGTGCTCCAATAGAATCAGCAGCAAGCAGTTTAGGGGCAACATAAGAAATATTGGTTGCTGAAACCCCTACTCTGATTTGTGCTAATCCAAGAGCAACTACCTTGGGATCCTTGGTGAGAGGACCAGATCGTGTTAAAGCCATGTTAAACCTCCTTATTCGATTTTAATGTTGTTACTTCCTTCACTACAGTCGGTTGTGAGTCAGATATGCCATCTGATTGAAAAACATTGGGAAAGTAATCCAAAATCTGCCAATGCCCGCATGTCCTTCGGATGCACTTAATTTTTAGATTACCTTGTATGTACATCTCAACAGGAATGAAAGCATCACCATTCCCACCAGGTTTCCCGAAGATAAAATGCCAAATACCATTTTTCTTCCGTTCAATTAATCTCTTTCCACATTTCTGGCAAGCTATGAATGTTCCTTTTTCACTAGACATCACATTGCCGCCCCCCAACGCAACCGTACTGACAATATTTTTAATTTGGTTTCATCATCCAATATGTTATAAACAGGAGCATCCCAAATGTCCTGAACAACCATGGATCCTATTAACTCCCAAGGAATTGAAGAAACATCATATAATGGTATCCTTTTCATTCCATCTGTCATAGAAGAATCAACAAGCATATCCATTATCTTATCCGTATTCTCAATGAGCTTGACTCCTTCTGCATCCTGTCTTGATAAAATGTAAATCTCAAAAAGATACTCCGCTAAATCTTGTCTTCCAAACTCTCCAAAATCAATATTATACCACTGTTTAATTGCAGTTGACCCCTGAGTTCGTATATCAGGGCTGGCAAGCGAAATATCGAAAGTTACCACGGTTCCAAGAGCATCTACAAAATACTTCTTGAGTGAAGATCGAACATTTGTTTCTTTTGATAAAGCATTCATCTTAACTCCATGCGGCTAAAATAGCCACTTGCACTTTATCTACCTTTTTCTGAAAGGCATTTTCAAAATCTTCTAAAGACCAACCAAACAAAGGTCTTGAAGGAATATTCATTCCTGAAATACCTAATTCTTCAGAACCAAACTCAACGATATGTGCATATACTCTAGGGTCTTCTATCTTTGGTTCTTTGCGTACTTTTTCATCCGCCATCTGTACCACCAAACATTTTCTGTCGTTTTATCTTAATGGCTCTTATTCTGTCAGCTCCCGGTGTCTCATGAGGTTTTCCCATATCCATTTTACGAGTCACCGTAACACTCTTCGCATCTCCTAAACCTCTTCTGGCATTTTCTGCTGCTATCTGTTCGGGAGTCCATCTAACTACTCCTTTATCAACTACATTCCGAATTTTATGTGTAAACTCTTTTTCCGATTTAGCTTTAATTTCTGATAATGTAGCAGGTCTTTTTGTAAATTCCCACTTACCAGTTGTTTTATTAAATTTCTTACCCGTCACTACCATCATAACTGGTTTAGAAATTGCTTTCTTTTTAGTAGCAATTGCGGAAGATGTCTTACTTAAAAAAGAACCAAAACCAACTCTCCAAGAAATCTGTGAAGCTGTGGAACTTACTTTCTTTGCTGTCAAAGAATTGTAAGCAGTTTTTAACCATACCCAAAATAAATCAGCTGTTTCTGGGTAAGCATTCTTCCAAGTGCTTTTTCTTGGTTGTTGAAAATCCCCATATTTTTGAGTATCTATATTTTGTTTAAGAACATCCGCAAATTCTTTAGCACTTTCTTCCGGTATTAACAAAGCTTGTGAAAGAACAATACCTTTTATCTTTTCTATGGCTGAAAGAATCTTATTAAGATCCGCTTTATTTACTTCAACCTTAACCATCTTCGTATACTTCTCCGTCAATAACATCGGAGATTTCTCTTGTATCTTCAGTAAGCAAAATCATATTCATTCCCGGATAATTAAAAGATTCAATCACATCAATCTTATAATATTCCGTTTCTGACATAATGAGACGGTCTAATGATTTTATTTCATAATATTTAGGAGTTATAAAATCTATAGCCCAAACAGGAAATTGACCACCTTCTTTGCTTTTCTGCTTTACTTCTGATCCAAACACACGTTCAGATAATAAACCGTATATTGGGGCATCTACAACAACATGCCACCCTGAAATCATATTATATGTAGCAGCATTTCTTACTTCAACGGGTCTGACAATGTGAGCAGTTAATGGAATATTACAAAGATAAAGAACGGAACTCCATTCTACTACTTCATTTTCAAAAAGCTCGGGTGTCTTATTCATAACCATGTAATAACGATCTGTTGCAGTCATCATTATTACATCATTAGTGGTAATCAATGTGTCGTAAGGCAGAGAAGCATCTAATTGATGTTCTCTGATGAAAGGTTTTGTTGCTTGAGCGTTTATATCGTAAAGGACTCGTTGTCCTGTAACTACTGGAACTCTATTAACAATAGAGGCATCAGCACCTAGTTCCGTGTAAACTTCAGCAATATCTGAACCTAGTCCAGCCATTCATCATTCCTCCATTGAAGAAAAATTCACAAGCTGATCTACTTCGTAAGTAATATCCTTTCCATACCTAGTATATGAAAATCCTGCATCAATCTTTGTGCCAAACATGGCATAAGAATCTACTCCAGCAAATAGGGCAATGTCCCCGTTTATTGCTGCTTCAAATTCTTTATCCATCTCTGCAATCAATTTGTTGAAATGTTCAAAGCGGTGATTGAGACTCACCTGCTTATATCGAAACTTATTAGCGGAAGCCAACATCAAAATGTTCATAGCATGGCGAGTTCCACGTTTCACCATCCACAACACTTTAGTTGGGGCGGTCACAGGATAAGACCACCCCAACTCTTGGGCTGCTTGATCACAAACGAGTTCATAACCATCATCAGTGATGAGGGTAGCCAGCGCAGAAAGCTGAATCTTTATGATGTCAGTCAAATCGTCGGCTGTTGCAATACTCGTTGCCATAATAAACCTCTTACTTTTTCTTCTTCTTCTTAGGAGGAACTACTCCTTTTTTCCCCGGGATAGGTGTTCCGGGAACTGCTTTTCCACCCTTCTTAGGAGGGAACGGAGGTTTCTTTGCCATTGTCTTCTCCTTTTTTCTTCTTCAGTAATGGTCTTTTTGACTTAGGTGGTTCTTTGGTAAGTTCCACTTTTTCTAAAATGACCTCTTCTTCTTTTTTAGTGTTCGGAGACGGCAAAGAATCAACTATCTTTGCCGTCTTCCGAGCAACTCTACGCATGATCGAAGCGGGAATCGGACCGTACTCATCTGAAAAAATAGTCCCCGCTTGAATGATCTGCCCATTTGCTATCTTCAAATTTACAAGCAGTTCAACTTTCATTGATTGACCCTCCTATGGATGTTAATACTCATCCAAATCAAAAGCCGTGATCTTGTAAGTAGTATCCGGGTAATACAGAACCGGAAGACCCTTATCCTGAACACGGAGCCAGATGCCTTCAGGATCCCACTCATCTTTCGTATCTGCAAAGAAACCCCAGCGACGAGTATTGCCATAAGGAGCTTCCATAAACTCGGCAATCTTTGCACCGTTCTGGGAATCTGCAAACATGAAAAACACGTTATCGGGGATGAACTTCTTCCGCATGACAACCTTATCCTGCCCACCGATGAAATTGTGAGTAGGAGCCTGTCCGACGGTGATCGTACCTGCTGCAATATCAACAGCGGTGATGACTTCATCCTCAAAATCATTGTAGGACTTCATGTTGTAGAAACGGGCTTTCCCACCAACTTCAAAATCTGTAACGTCATCAAGATAGATGGTCGTTCCAGAAGCAGTGGTCACAGTCAACCAAGCCTGAATCTCATACAATTCATCGTACACGGTGAGATTGCCGATGCCAAGAAGTGAAGCAATGACCCCTGAAGGATTGCTGAAAAGATCACCATTTCCAAAAGCACTCTTTGCCAACAGAGCCTGTACTTTAGTGTCGAACAACAGAACCTTCAGCATCTGGGTATTCATGATTGAATGATTCGGTTGAACCATTGCATCATCAATCAAGAGCTGCTTTGCATCGAAAATGTCCTCAATCGGATTTCGGGAAGCTCCGTCTTTCCAATTACGACTGTCATCCAGAGTCACAATATGACTTGAAGGAATACCGTAACTGACAGAGAATTTAATACCACCCGCTTGCTGATAAGCAAGAGTGCCGTTGAACAGCATCTGGGCTACCATCCATTCACGCCGACGATCTACACGCCAACGCAGTTTCTGGGCACCCTTTGCTAGCTGGCGTTCTGCCTTCATGTAAGTGGCATACGAACCAGGTTCACGCATGTTGTTCAAAAACTCCTCATCGAAGTACATCTTTTCTTTCCAGAAAGCTGCTTTAGCAGAAGCAGATCCGATACCATCAATTCCGATGGCGGGAGCAACTGCACCAGGAGCAACGAACGGAGTCATTCCGCCAGAACCGTACTCAAGTTCCCATTCAATCGTGTCTGAATCATACTGGGTAGTAGGAAACAGATTTGTGAAGTAGTTACTCGGCGGTCTGACAAACTTGGAAATCAGCTTATTCAGAGTGATAAGCTGTAGAGCCGGAATTCCAGTAGAACCTTTCATCAGTCCACCCCCTTATTTCAAGATGAAGAATCGTCCATCAACAATACCCAGAGCCGTAATAGCGGCTGCGGTCATATTAATGAGACTATTCTTGTAAAGGATAGCATT